AATAATTTCAAATGCAAAACTCATATAGATTTATCCTCCTTATAACTTTCAATGTTTACTTCTTCACGCTCATCATCAGATGTAGCAATGGTGATCGAACCTTTCGTTGTGGTGATATATTCACCTAAAAGTTCATTTAGTTTTGTCTTTCCTAGTTGTTTTTGAATCTCAGTTATTCCTAGTAACTTGGGTTTGCTATAAGCCTCATAACCGTTATCCATTAAGATTTTTGCAACTGTGTTATTATCACTAAAAGAACGAGTCACTCGTGAATACACAAGTTTGTGGTTTTTAAACTTAGATCCATCGAGCATCCTTTTAATTGCGTAGGATTTGATATCCTCTGCAAACTTAATAAGATCGTCTAACTTAGGTAGTAACTCATCAATCTCTTCATCTGTTAATAAATCCATTTGTTTTTTAGATGTTTCATATAAACCGAGATTAGCGTTTCTTCTTGCTGCACATACATCTTTACCAGGACACCATTTACATCCCTTATTAGGAACTGCGATAGGGTTGGGTTCGAGAGTTTTATCAATGGCTGGAATAACTACATTTCTTTCCCATTCGAGTAATTCATCAAGTGTCAGCTCATATTCAGAAATGTGGTTGATTCTTTCTTGAACGATGATGATTCTTACTTTCTTAATTGGATATAATTTTCCTATGCTTTGGTATAAACCAAGTGCATAAAGTCCTAATTGTGAATTGGGTTCTTTCTTGCCATCTTCTTTTGAAACCCATGAATTCACCTTTGAACGACCAGTTTTTAAATCTAAAACTGTCATAACATCATCAGCAATAACTCCTAAGTCTAAGGTTCCAACCATACCTTCCATAAGCCAATTCATGTTTAAAGTTTCTTCAATAAATACTATTGGATCATGTCCGATTCGTTTTCTTTCAGATTCAATTAGACTCAAAGCTTTATTTGCGTATCCTTCAGCAAGTTTTAGCATTTCATTATCATACTGAGTTAAACCTTTTATGGTTTCTTCAACTGGTTTAATCTCTTTATTGTCAAAATCGTATAATCGAAGTGACTGTCTCAGTAATGTCTCACCTAATGTGTGTGTTTCTGTTCCATATACAGCTTCTGGTCCTGGTTCTTCTTGAAACATTGCTATAAACCTTGTGCTTGCTGGGCAAACAAAATATAGTGATGACTTACTTGGCGAGTGAGTTCTTGAATGTAATTTACTTGCCACCATTTTCACCTTCATCCTTATCCTTGATTTCACGAATCGTGACATCTCTTACTGAATCTCCTGGAATAATGATTGTTACTTTTTGTGAGTCTCCAAAAAGCTTTTTAAATAAGCCTTTTTTCATCTTCACCTTTTTACAAGTCAGAACACCATTAGATTCCTGTTCCTTTGAAACATTAATATTCATTTTGTGTTTCATCTTGTTTCTCCTTTCTGGGGATGTCTTTGTCCCTCACTGTATGGAGATTTCGACCACCTTTTGACCACCCTATTTGTCAAAAAATGTTCCATATTTTTTTCTAATCTGCTCAATGGACTTTTGAACTGCACTCAAATTGACACCTTCTCTATCAGCAATCTCTCTTTGTGTCATTCCTTGTTCGAGCATTTCTAATCTTTTTAATTGAATATCAGTTAAAGTCTTCTTGAATTCTTGAACTTTCTTTTCTGATTCTGCATACTCGGTATCTATCAACATTTGTTCGTGTGGTGTTGGATTTGGATCTTGGAACCATTCACCTTCATAATCGCAATTGTCAAGAGATGCTTTAACGTGATATCTCCATCTACGATTGTCATTTTCGATCTTTCGTTCAGCTTCCAAATGTAAACGACCATATTCATCATCTACTTCGACTTCACTAACAGTACCATCTGCGAATACATACTTAATCTTCATATAAAAAACCTCCAAATCAGATTGATGTTCTGAAATGGAAGTCTCTTCTTTTTTACGCAAATTAGGTCGTCGCAAAAAGAATGGTAGTTGAGTATACTTCCATTTCATTTTGCAGACATCCCTCGCAATAGTCTGTTCTGCTTTATTAAGGAGATTACGTGTTTTTGCGAACACCCATTCTAGAACAGGGCAAACACGTAATCTCAAATATGAGTTTTGCAATCACGAATTTAAACTTCGAGTTAAATTGTAAATATAAATAATTTGTGATATAATTTAAGTATCAAACAAACATTTCTTTTATTTACGTCATAATTGTATATCAAATAAAAATTCTAACTGGGAGCCAAACGGAGTGTCCTAACAACTCCGGAATAAAAGGGGATATTATTGGGTGAAATTAAGCGAATTTTTAGGAATTTTAGACCAGCATTTAGACTATAAAGTAAAAAGTGGATCATCCACCGGAAAAGTAACAATTGGCGATAAAGTTAAAGCATATTTGAATGCTTTTATTTTGCCATCCGATGAAGAAAATCCACTTGATAAATTACTTGACGATTTCTTACGTAAGATTTTTAATGGTTCAGAAGCTTTACCTAAGGATGTCGCTTCTTTTATTAGAGCAAACATAGACTCTAGTATTTTTGAAGATTTTTGTGATGACATGACATATGAAGCTAGAGAAAAAATGATCTTTGAATTTAAGAAACATAAAATTAATGTTTCAATCGATACTTTTGAAAGAGAGATCACTGAAACTTTCGATCAAATTCTTTATTACATTGTTAATCTCAAACCATCTGCAAGTGTTAGAGATGTTGAATTTATTGGTGATGGAAGAATAAAAATAGGAGGTAGGACTGTTAACCTACCACCTGAATTATTACCACCAGATGATTTTTCAGATTTTGAACTTCCATATATTACTGCATTATTACGTGTCTATTCACAGGTTGAAAAATTTGGTTCTATTACCATCGATGACCTTAAATCAATGCACCCAAGATATGAAACACATCTAAAATTCCAACGTGAATATTATTTTAGTGCTGAAAGTTTATTGCATCAAATTAGAGATATATTTACTGATGGTGAAGAGGAGTTTAATAACGTAAAAAATGAAACATATATGGGTGTTCGAAGTGTTGTATTAAGAGCATATAAAGATGCAATGGAACGAGTTGATAAAACGATGGAACATGTTGTACTTTTTACTTATAGTAAGGCGTATTTAGGACGTAGTACTAATGGTTTAGTCGGACCTTCTGAAAAGCAAGGGTTGGTTCATATGCTCGTAAATGATGGGAAGATTGAGTGGGTGGTTGATTATGACAAAGATATTTAATACTGATTTAGAAATTTCTCTTCGAATATTAATCCTCCTATATGTATCTAAAAAATCTCACTCTGTAGATACCATTACAGCATTAGATTTATTTACTACATATGGAAAAAACTATAATCTACTTGAAAGCAACCTTCATGGTGATAGTTCTTATAGTTTTAGTGAAATCGCATCAAGAAGAAAACTTATAACACAGGCATTAAAAACTTTAGTAACTAAAGGAATGATTAAACCTCTTAAAAATCAATATGGGTTTTTATATCAGATAAATAATCATGGAATATGGGTTTGTGAGAACATGGAGGGAGATTACTTCAATAAGTATGTTCAATCTCTTTCAACAGTTATTCGCAAAACATCTAATATGTCAGAGACTGAATTAGTCAATTATGCTACTAAATCAGCTGTTGGAAGGGAGTAACGTAATGAATAGAATACATATTAATAAGTTAATAATCACAGGAGAAAAGGGAATTTCTACTCTTGAATTCGGAGAAAAATTGACCATCATTACTGGTCCTTCTGATACTGGAAAATCGTATATTTATAAATGTATTTACTATTTATTGGGATCTAAGAGTACAGTACCATTTGATTCTTCAATTGGTTACGATACTATATCTCTAGTCTTAAGAAAAGGGTTAGAGGACATAACACTTACCCGAAAGATTGGTGAATCACAAATTGTTGTGACCAATGGAAATGATCAAAAAACCTATAAACTTTCAGGAGGAAAAAGTGAAACTATAGATGATTTTTTTGCAGAATTCTTAGAATTACCTAAAAACCTCAAAGTTCCAAAAAATGAAGATGGTCAAACGCAAAAATTCTCTATTAGAACATTAAAACCTCTTCTTATGGTTCGTGAGGATGATACTGATATTGAAAAACCGATTTTACTTCCTGAAACTGGACAGGCAACAACTGCATTTTTATCTTGTTTGCTATATTTACTTTATGATCAGGATTTCTCTGAGTTTGATGCTGAAGAAAATAAAAAAACAAAAGCAGCCAAAAAAGCTGCTGTACAAAAATATATTATTAGCAATAAGGAAAAACTAATTAATCAAAAAAATCAGCTTGAAAAAATACTTAACGAAGGAAACATTGATTCAAGCAATATTGAGGATGTAATTAATAAACTTCAACAAGAACTTGATCAAATCAATGAAGTAATCAATAAAGCGATTATAGATCTTCGTGAAACTGGTATAAAAATTGTTAGACAAGAAGATTCAATTCGTAAAAAGAAAGTTCTTCTTGAGCGTTATAAAGTACTTGAATCTCAGTATTTAGCCGATATTGAAAGATTAGGTTTTATAGTTCAAGGAGAGAAAATTATCCATAAGCATAACTCCCCAGCACATTGTCCATTCTGCGATGGTGAAATTAAGAAAAGACAAGAAGGTTCATATTTAGAAGCATCTAAAGCTGAAGTTAAAAAAATAATTGTTAATAGTGAAGAACTATCGAAAACAATCAAAGATACACAACAAGAAATCAATTCTCTTTTAAAAGAACTGGAAGAGTTACAATCAGCTAAAAATAGCATAGATAATACACTCAAAAATGAACTTAATCCAAAAAAGACATCTATTGTCAATCAGATTAATCAGTTCAAAACTTACATTGAATCAACAAATGAGTTAAAAGTAATTAGTTCTTTACTTGATACTCTTGAAACTGACTTATCCAACCTAGATGCAACGGTCGATCAACGCAAACCATATAAACCTAAAGAGTTATTTGCAGAAGATTTCAAAACAACTATTAGTAATATCTACTTACGATTACTAGAAAATGTAAACTTCTCGCCTATTAATTCTGCTGAGTTCGATATGTCTTCATTTGACATCATTGTTAATGGAGAACACAAGAAATCACATGGAAAAGGGTATCGTTCATTGCTCAACTCACTCTTAATTTTATCAATGAGAGAGTACATAAACAGCGTAGCTGTACACAATCCACATTATTACATGATTGACTCACCGCTACATGGTTTAACTTTGCCTAACGGAGTTGAAGAAACTCAAAATGTTAGACGTGGTTTCTTCAAATACCTAATTGATAATATAGGTGATGATCAAATAATAATTATTGAGAATGTTGTTCCTAATGACATTCCAGAAAATGTGAACTATAATCCTGATGTTAAGATAATTGAATTTACTCAAGATGAAGAAAACGGAAGATACGGATTACTAAAAGGAGTAAGAAAAAGTTAGGAGGGTTATTATGATCAGTTACAATAAGTTATGGAAACTACTAATAGATAAAGGAATAAACAAAAAGCAGTTGATTGAACTTACAGGTGTCAGTTCTTCTTCTATAGCTAAATTAACTAAAGGAGAAAATGTTACAACTGATGTTTTATGTAAAATTTGTAAAGCTTTAAATTGTGATTTTAAAGATATTATGGAATACATACCAGAATAAAAAAGAGCGACCTACTCATATTGAGTAAAGTCGCTTTATTTTTTTCTAGGTTATTTTGAATCATTTTCAACAAAAACTTTTAATATTTCAGATGCAATTAATTCTATAACAGGTACTGAAACAGCATTTCCAGCTTGTTTATATAACATGGCATCAGAATAAGGTTTCCCTTTATATTTAGTTGGTAATATAAATCCATTATCAACTGGGAATCCTTGAAGTTTTAGAGCTTCAGCAGGAGTAATTTTTCTAATACCATAATCATCAAGGATTAACGGAACATTGTGTCCACCAGTTCCCATGTTTGCGGTTAATGTTGGACAAACGTTACTTTGATTTTTTCTAACATACATACCCCTTCTCAATTGATAGAACTGATATTTTTCTATTATTTGCTCTTCAAGATTGATTCTTTCATTACGTTTTATAGCAGGATCTAGAGCGTCATATTCTTCTTTAGATAAGAAATAATGTGGGTATTTCGCTTTTGTATAGTAATATTTTTCCGGAGCTTTTTTACTATAGTCAATAATACTTTTAATTTGATCTTCACGCTGTTTTTTAGAAAAAGTTTTCTTAAAATCATCAAGATGATCAAACATTGTAAATTTATCAGCATCTGCTTTGTCCCTAAAACATATAATATAAATTCTTTCTCTATTTTGAGGTAAATCACTATAATGCATTGTGTTTAAGATTGCAGATTTCACAATATATCCTTCATGTTCAATAGCACCTTTTATAACCTTATAAGTGTTTCCCTTATCATGAGATTGAAGATTCTTTACATTTTCAAGAAATAAGACTCTAGGTTTTTTGAATCTTTCACCAAGTTGCTTAACAGTATTAATAATAGATAAAAACAAATTACCTCTTTCGTCTTCAAATCCTTTTTGATAACCGGCAATACTAAACGCCTGGCAAGGAAAACCACCGTCTAAAATGTCAATTTCTTCACTCAACAATTTCTCTTTCAAAGTTCTATAATACTTTTCGTTGTCTTTAGCTTGAGTTGGATCTAATATTAAATTTATATCCCCTTCAAGTAATTCATGATTATAATTAATTCTATATGTTTCACATGCATATTCATCAATTTCATTTGCCCAAACAAGTTCAAAGCCATGTTCCCCTACTACAGCAGATTTTATTCCACGACTTATTCCACCAATTCCTGCAAACATACTGCCAACTTTATATTTCATGGTATAAACCTCACTTTCGTACATACATTACCGCTACTTTAAAAAAATATCCAGTAATAATTAAACTTCTTCAATTATTCTTTTTAAATGATTAATTAAATCATTTGTATTGTAAAACATACGTTCTGTACATTGCTTTTGCATAAAGTACTCAACACCATCATTTCCTGTTCTTTCTAAAGTAGCAAACTCAATAATGTATTGACTCCCCTTGTCTAATTTTTGCTCATTAAAAGAACAACCGTCATCAAGGGCTTTTATTACTACAGAACTTGCATTAAAAGCACTAATTTCAATTTTATCGATGTTTGTTGCGGAAAAATCAACATATAAAGTGTTAGCCGGATTTATATTAGTCTTTATATACCACTCCGGCGTAAATTCATATATTGATGGGATTCTAGGGCTATGTTTAGCAAAATTTGATAACATAAACTCCGTTGATGAATTTAATCTAACTTTTCTTTTTCTAATTTCCTTCATTCTTCTTGGTCCAATACCACCAGCACAACATGTTGCTTGATTCATAAAATCTTGACCATTAGTTACTGTTATTAAATCAATAGTCCCAATTTCATCACTAGAAAAATCAATTTTTGAGACTTTAGATATTTTCTTTTTAGAATCCTTAATTATGAATGAATCATCATCCATTTCCATGCTATTCAATACACTCTCATCAAGTAAACCTTCATTGAAAAAAGGCACTAAATAATCTATTCTTAGTTTTAAATCTGCAAGAACCAAATACTGTGAATTATAATCTTGATTTCTTAACGAAACCATTTGATCTTTCGCTTTAAAAGTTTTTACTTCAATTTGTGGTTTTCCTTCAACTGCTTTCCATTTATTTTCAAACTTAACAAAAGGTATTGTAGTGTCATTTACTTT